AGTTATAAGATGTTACGTTTGCTGTTTATACGTTTGCATATGGAACACAATGGTAATCAATAGTAGGTAGTGTAGTTACATCAAACAAACCTTTGACAGTATCAACATAGATAAAGTTACCATAATCCACAAATACTGGATTATTATTCTGTGATACTGTATTGCGTGAACGAGGATTAGTTAATTTAACCGATGCTTGATTCTCGATACGATAACCACGAACATAAGCAATACCAGGACCAATGTTCACATCATAGAGTTGTGAGTTGGCAGTATTGGTAGATGGTGTAATGTTAAATGAATTAACAATAAAGTCACCATTAGTATCGTAGGTACGCTTAGCAAAGTAATCATCAATAGCAGAGTATACTGTTGAGTTAGTTTGTGTCTGAGTTTGACCTGTTTGTGTCTTTAACAATTCAATGAAACCATCGTCATTACCTAAAGTAAGTGGTCGTGTTTCAAGTGTTAAAATAATTTGATAGCGGTCAGCACCAGGAGCTTGATAGTTAGAAGCACCAGAGGCAGGATCCAATAATGTTAAATCTTGTGAACTTGTTACTGTATTTTCTTTGATATTCAAACCAACACGAAGTGATGGAGAATTATCATACTTGTCAAGAATAACTGTTTGTGGTAATACATTAACAAAGTTACCAATAGAATATTTGGTTGTTGTACCGTTTGCGGCAATAACTTGATTGTATCCGTTGACGACATAGAATACGCCAGCAGAAATAGAAGCAACAGAAGAATTACCAACAGATGTAGTGCCACCAGAAGTACCAATTGTTGTGGCTGATGGAGAAGATGATGTTGCTGACTGAATATAAACAGTCATACCATCTGAAAATTGTGTGCCAGAAAGATAAGTTACGACCAATGTTGGTGGGTCACCTGCAACTGTGGCATTACCTGTGGCTTCAGCAGTAGCAATAACACGAGCATTGATAGTGCCGGTAGAATCAGTAATTGTTTTGTTTAAAAAGTTAGCAGCAACAATAGAAGAACCACCATAGATAGTGTTCAACTTGATATAGTTACATTTTAAATTAGTAGTAACTTGACCACCAGATACCGGTGTGTTTTGAGAATAGATTGCTGAAGCAAATTCAGAAACTTGGTTCTGAAGAATAGTTTGTGCTTGTGTTAATTCACGAGCTTGAACTGCACGACCTGGTTTGAAAAGAATACGATGGTAATTTTTTGATGGGTCAAAATCATCGTAAAAAGGATCCACGTTGTAATTAATCATTATTCTGCCTTAGAATCTTAAAACTAATCTGAGTTGTTCGTTACCATTTGGTGAACGCTGAATTGGTTGTCTATTTTCAAAATACATCACATAACCTGAGCCAACAGAGAAACTAGTTGGCGTATATTGTAACAGGACTCTTGAAGTGCCTGATGTTGCACCGTATAATGCAGCACCTAAACTGTATGTTCCTACTGTATTTATCAGCGAAACTATATTGTTTCCTGAATCAAAAGAACAAACTGTAGCCGTAAAACTAGCATTGTTGGCATTTGAACCTTGATATACAGTTTCACCTGAAGCAAAAGAACCTAGTCCAAAAGATACTGTTCCCAAATCTGAGGTGTTATAAACCGATGCTGTTGGTATGGTACCATCATTTAAAAGAGGATTAATAATGACACCGACTTGACGGAAAGACACATCAGTAGGAATATTACCATTCTCAGAGCCATCAATTTCTGCCGACAACATGATATGGTTACAACCTAATTCAGATACAGGATCGGAACCATGGCCACCAATAGGAGAAATCACAGCATTGGCTGTTGCGTTGTTACCAGCATATCCTGACTGAGGAGAAATTGTAACTGTTGAATATGTATAATTGTTTCCTGTATTGGTCACAATCACATCTTGCACAATATTGTTATACACATTTGCATAAGCAGTTGCACCAACACCATCACCATTAACAGTAACAACAGTAGTAGTAACTCCGTTTGAATAACCATTACCTGAGTTGGTCACATTGATTGCATTGATTGAACCTAGACCAGCAGATGTCAATGGATTAGGTGTAACGGTACCTACTGCCAAAGGCATCCAGTAAGTATCAAAGAATAATTTTTTGAGACCTTTATCAATCGTTGTTACATAAATCCACTTGTAACCATCTGATAGATAAAGAGTTTGTGTCGAATCTGTTGTACCAGCTTGTAGAACTGGTTCAACCGTAGAACTTGCTCCATGATTATTACCTAAGCATTTAAAAATTTGGTCGTAACGATTACGAACATAGAATGGCTTAGTAATGATACCATTGGCATCGGTAGTAAACATATTGTCGTAGTCAGTATATGGTGTATATACTGTGCCAGTTGTCCAGTCGATACGAGGAACAACAGGCGACATATTAGAAGATGTAATCAACTTAGTAGCAAACATATGTTTAAATGTTTTCTTAATGTTTGCTTGGTCTTGTGTTGGAAATGGAGGATTTACATCGTCAGGCCATTGGTCTGGTTTACCAATAAAGAAATACGAAGTCGATTGAGCATTAGGTGTAAAACCAGATGCTGTGATTGCAAAGAAATAGGTTAACTCTACCTCTACAACCGAGCCGTATGTTGTTAATATTCCGTTTACAGTATTTGCCATGTTTTATTTATTACTGATAGGTAATAGCTACAAAAGTATTTGCCGATGTTCCGTCAGCGCACATATATTTCAATAAGGCTGATTGTGAAGCAGTCAAAGTAAATGTTGTTGCACCTACTGTTGAATTCAAGGCTGAAACACCGTGTGTAATTGTATGAGCACCTGGACCACCGGTGGAAGTATTTGTTAACCAAACATCAATTGTTTTACCAGCAACAAAACTAGCAGGAGTAACAGTAAAGTTGGCAGAAAGATTTGCACGAACAATTGTATCTGTGGTGAAATTAATTGTTAAAGGACTTGAAGAACCAACTCTAACCGTATTGATAATACCATTGGATGTAGTCAATGTATTTGCAGTAATATCTTTTGCAGTAAAAATACCAGTAGAATCATTGATGCTTATTGTATTACTTGAAACAATATTGTTTGCATAGGCATATAACACAGAACCATTTGGTCTGCCGTATGCTTGGCGTAATTGATTCTGAATAAACAATTTACCTTGTGTTGCATCACTTAGAATGATTTTGCCTAACTGAACTACCGTATTTGCAGTACCTGTTGGCGCCACATTAGATGCAATACCTGGAGTTGTGGATAAGAAAAGAATATCTCCGTTTTGACCAATACCAGTTGAATTTAAATCTTCAACAATACCTTGTGAGTAAGCAAAACCATACGCACTGTTTGCAATTGCATTTTTAACAAAACCAGCAACAGTTGCATTAGCTGAACTTGTAGCATCCGCCAAAGCAATATATGGAATTTGATTTGCGGTTACGCCAGTAACCAAACGAACAAATGAGTTGGCAGGAATTGTTGAACCAGTAGAATTGAAACCTCGGAAGAAAAGAACTTTGGAGATAGACAGTCTATCACCAGCAACATCTGTATCCAAAATCAATGACTGAGTATTGCTATAATAAAACAATTGTCCAACTTGTTGTGTTGGTGTTGTTGCTTGTGGGAACCAAATAATAGAATTGGACTGTGAAGTTGTTGTTACCACATTAGAGAAGAAAATATTTCCTAACAATGTATTGGCGGTAAGGTTACCCAACACAACCATGTTTTTACTAAATGTAGCATTGTTTGATGTGAATGTATCAACAAAGATGCCTTGACCTACTGAGTTAGCAATTAAGTTACCGGTCAATGTCAATGCTTGCAATCGAACAATGGCAGTATTTTGAACTGCTGTATTGGCAATAGAGTTGGCTAAGTTAGCTTGATTGAACGCAGCTTGAATATTAGTATTTTGTGTTAGATTTACACCAGTAATATAGGCAATATTAGCAGTAGCATTTGCCACGGCAGAAAAACTAGTCAATGAAGTATTATCTAAGAATGTAATTGTATTTACTAAAAGTGTATTGGCAATATTTACAATTGTGTTCTGACGGAATTTAACATCGTTAGCTTTAATTTTTAGAACAACATCTTTGTCATTAACGCCACCAGAAAATAATCGTATTTCTGTTCCTGGATTTGTTGTACCAATTACCAGATTGCCGCTTGAATTAGATACTGTGTTACCGGTAACATACAAATAACCAGAGAGTGGTTCAATTGCTGTGCCCAATGAATTAAATGGGTTTGTATTACTGTATTGTGAATTGGTGATACCCATATCAATATAATAATTTAAATCGTCACCAACATCAGCCGTTACAATATAGTCAGCCGTACCTTGATTGTTAATATTTTGTTCATTGACTTGAGTATAACCACTAGAAATACCAGTAAACTGTGCTACAAGATTAGGAAGAAGAACGCCACCAGTACCAACAGTTAAATTATTATTGGCATATAATGTTTTACCTAAACTCTTGGCATCCAAACGTGTAGTCTGTCCTGTCCCTACATCGGTCGTAGGAAATATAGACAACGCTGGGTTAGAATTTAAATTAGAACTGGTTGGCAGTCCCGAAATCTTTACTGAACTCATTTCTTATCCTATTAAAAGTATAGTTCCATCTTCTGCTGCGATTGGCTCGCCTAATTCATCTGTAATGTCTGTTACTTCTGGTGTTGCAACAATTCCGCTGACCCATACATTGTTGGTTACAACATTGGCCTTGAAGCTTAAGAAGCCAGTTTGTGCTGATGGGTATGCAGAATTAACAAATATTCTGGTGCCTGCTCCTTGGTCTACATGGGTGATGGTCTTATATGTTGTTCCATCAAATGATACTGAATCATATATGTTCATAAAGTCACTAATATATGACACAATATTACCAGTAGCAATATTCCAAGCATTAGTTAGGCTGCTGATATTTATGACGTTTGAATTAGAGGAAGCAGAAGCCACGGCAACATTTGGTACAGAAATAATCCAATCATCCAATAAAGTAATTGTGTTGGCCGTAGTTTTAGTAACCATAGAATAGTATGGTTTGCCATAGTTTGGATAGATTGTCAAGTAAGAATTGGCAAAAACCACATTGGCCACATTGGCACCAGAGGTATTGGTGAATATGACGATAGTATTAGAAGCATTAGGTTGTGAATTGGCCACATAATTTGTGATACCTAATAGATAACTCAATGGTTTAATTGTGAGTTCTTCTGCCGGTGACATAGCGGTGCTGAATGATCCGTTGCTCTTCAACAGATTTATTGCATTGTAGTTCATGCCTGACGGATGTAAGAATGACAATGCTGTGTTCTTATATTTGGCCAATGCTTGTTGAACTTGAAGAATATAAGTGTAATTATTATAAGTTGTATCTTCTAATACAGAATAGGCAGATGGTTGTCCGTCAGCATTTTGATAGAAACCAGCACCTGTAATAATGCCGTTTAAGAAGTTAGCAATTGCTCTGGCAGAACCATTACCATATATTTTACGACCATTAGTGTAGATACCTGTGGTTGTATTAGATAAACTTAAATTGGCACCAATATCAACACCACTACGCAAAACACGAATTCCTGAGTTAGCATCAAACAATCCATTATAATCATACACTCTTAAATTGTAAGTGCTATAATAAGAGTTTGAAGAATTTGCTGTATTAATACTAATCGAATTTACATTGGCAGTAAATGTTTCAGAAGATACTGTTCCTTGGTAAATAATATCGCCTTGTTTTGGCTGATTGAATACATTAACATTTGTTACCAATAAATCTTCTACTCGCAAAGAAATTGTTGGAGCAGAAATATAATCTTGACCAGGATTTGTTAAAGTAATTTGTTGAACTTGTCCGTATGATGTAGAGGTGATAGAGAATGTTGCATCACCGCCAACCAGACCAGGAACATAAAGTGATGCACCAGAACCTGCTGAAGTATTAACTGTTAGAGTTGGTAAGCTATTGGCACGATAACCCATACCGCCTGATGGATAAGCAGTAGCACCAGATGGATCACGAACATATGATACAGCAGTAATAGCGCCATTAGATGCAACACTTGTTACATTAGCAAAAGCACCGTAACCTGTTCCGCCTGTAAATACAATCTTATCATTAACTTGGTAGTTGATACCACCAGTAGTGATTTGAATTGGTCCCAAAATACCTAAGTTAGGTAAAGCTTCAAGTGTATTTGTATCAGTTAAATAATAACCTGTCGCATTTGCTGTTGTTGTTGCATCATATCCTGTGCCGCCTGAAGTAACTGTTGTACCTAAAATGCCAAAAGTATTCAGAACAGGGAAGCCAAGTGCTAACTGTAATTGCGTATTGTAATTAGCACTTGTTAGATTGGCAAAATTATATGATACTAAATGTGAGCCATCACCAATTTGTGTATTTGCTTTGAGACCAATGGTATCATTATTAACCATTGTAATATAATAAGGTATTGGGTCAAATGTTGTAGCAATATCGTTTGCGCCTGAACCTGAACCTGAACCAGAATTAATTGCTATTGAAGTAAAACTACCTGGTCTGTATCCTTGTCCTCTGTATACTGGATTAACTGCAGTGATTGAAGCTCCAGAAACTTGTGAAATATATCCAGATGCTGGGGTAGGATTAGTAACAGCAGGATTTAAACCACCATAAAATACTACGGGGTCACCAACATTATAACCTGAACCAGGATGTGCTGGGTCTACAACAACAGAATTTAGTAGACCAATAATTTGACTTGTGAGAGTATTGCCGTTAAACAATACTGGCGAATTATGAATATCTACAACGGTAACAAATTCGCCAGATGTAAAGTTTCTATCAATACCAGAAAGAACAATCTGTGTGCTTGTATTGCCAATAATAACATCTTCAATTGTGGCGTAACCTTTAGAAGTTGTGCCAAACAAACGATAGTTAATTGTTTGCAACCAGTTAGGATCAATTGATGCTAACTTTAATGATTTAGTTGTAACCCATTTACCGTCAGAAGCACGAAGAATATAATCAGAAGCGTTAAACAAGTTAACATCAGAATTATAAAGAACTCTAAACAAGAATTGATAAGAAGCCGGAGTGCCTTTAGATTGATATAGTTCTTTTGCAACTTTAATGAGTTTTCTTTCGTCTACTAATGAACCTTCAGGAAAGAATGAGAGAAAGTCATTTTCATAGTATTGAAGAAAACTATCTAATGTAGTATCAATGTCATAGTAGTTGGGTAAATTCTTAGAACCATATGTTACACCATTATTTTGTTCCATCCACTCATAGTATGCTTGTAAAAAAGTAACAAAAGTGGCGTAGTCAGGATTATCCCGAACAAATTCTGGTAACTGTGATGGTATTAGTAACGAAGTTTTATTGATATAAGACATGAATTACTTTGCAGTAACGTTAACTGTAATTGCTGATGGGTCGTTATTATCTAATGTAATAATTTTATTGTAAGTAGAAGAAATAATACGATTGGCGGCATAACCATTTACTCGTAAAATTCCATCAGTATTATTTAATGCTGTTGGAGTAAAGCTATTTAATGTAACAATACCGGTACTAAAATCTACGGTACCTGGAGCTGAACTGTGGCTCGAACCACTTAAAATATTCTTAACGCCATTAACAAAATAATATGTTCTTAGTTGAGCATAGTTACCACGAAGAACAGCAATTGCTGCGGCTCCTGTTCCTGTTGTATCAGATATAACAACAGATGCCTGAGTATAATTAGAACCACCAGTAACAACAGTAATGGCGGTAATTACTCCGTTTTCTACTGTTGCAGTTGCTGTTGCACCTGTGCCATCACCAGAAATAGTAACAGTAGGTGATGTATAACCACTACCGCCAGAAACTACTGAAATAGTATCAATGTTTGTTGTGGAATCTGGAGCAATTTCAAAGTATACTGTTTGATAAAAATTACCAGACGAATCATAAGTTGAGAATGATGGAGAAATTTGAAGGGATTCATCACCAATACCATTTTCAATAGGTGCATTTAAATCAATTGTATAATCCTGAGTGGAATTTAAGGTGGGAATTACTCGACGTTGTAAGAATACGTCAAAGTCAACTGCCACAATAGATTTATCTAAATTTTGACAGTATTGAATCAAGTCACCAACAACAAATGTAGAATTAAATGTATTTAAATTAGCGTTACAATATGTTTTAATTCCATTGGTAATTAATGTTTGAATCTGTCCTGATGTTAAAGTAGTTTTTTTAAAGTCAACTAATACAGAAGCGTTGAACAAAAGATAAACATAAATTGGATCCACAACTTGTGGTACCACAGTCAACACAGAGATAGGAGCAATCACATCATTGACTAAAATTTGTTTTTGATTATCAGTTAAAGAGTAACCACCGGTTGGTTTAACCGCAACAAAGATTTTACCATACTGTGGCGGATTAGCTTCTTCACCACCCCACACATTGACTGCATCGAGAGCAATACCATAATTATTTTGTTGAATTAAAGTAATGTAATCATTCTTTGTAACTGCACGATTTTGTGCTGCGTAAGCTTTAGGTGCTTGAAACTTAACAGAATTAATAGATTCTTTTGATGAACCTTGTGTTGCTGATGTAACAGGAGAGATAGAGTTATTTGAATAACCAGAAATTGTATCCATCAATACAAAGTTATTTGCACCATAAGACGATGTGCCATCGGTCACAATATAAGAAACATTAACAATATTACCATCAGATAATTTTTTACCTAAAATTCCGTCACCAAAATAGATTTGATATGTTCCTGTCATACTTTCTTGTAAGAAGTAAACTAAAGAACTACCAGTTAATGACAAAAAGTTAGTTGCTAATGAATAAGTATCAGAAGCATTATTTGAACCAGATTGTTGAACGGTTACAGTAATAGTTGTAGTATCAACGTTAGTTTCTGGTATTTCAAATGTATATGTTGGATTGGCAGTAGAATCAACAGTAAATTTTAATGAAGCTGGAATGCCTTGACTAATTGAAAGATTACTAAACGAAGCAGTATTGTTGGCAACATTAACAGTATGTGAATCAGTTGTAACAAAGTTATAGTTTACACCATCAATTGCTTCAGATAAAAATCGTGCAAATTTAGGTACAGTCAGCGAACCAGAAGTAACACCATATACATTGAGATTGACCGTTGCTTTTGGTGCAACAGATGACTTTGGTATATAATTTAATAATTTAGCATGAGAAACAACAGAAGAACGCAACAATGCTGAATCCAAGAACATCTCATTTGCTACCATGTTCAAATAGTAAGCATTGTATTGAGTATTATAAGCAAGAATGTCTAAGAGTGTAGAAAGCGCAGAACCTTCATAATTATAATCTTTAAGTGTGTCTTGAGATTGTAAAAATGTTCTGAGATTGGTTTTAATCTTATTAAAATCCAAATCCGTAATCTGGATATTAGAGTTTGCGCCTGCCATCTTATCTATTTCTCTCTAAAAGAAGTGTTACTGTCGTTGGTAATGTTGCGTTTTCTATAAAAAAACTTAAATAAACATTATAAGCATTTCGGTCATCATTGGGAGTCACATTAATTTGGTGTAATTTGGCTCTCGGTTCAAAATTCTGTATAGTTGTTTTGATTTCATTTTCCAACAATGAAGATGTAATTGGAGAAATAGGTTCAAACAATAAACCGTCAATATTGGCACCCAAATCAGGATTAAATGGTCTTTCAAAGTGCTTTGTCAATAAGAGATTACGAATTGACCTGATAACCGCCTGATTATCATAACTTAAAGCGACATCCTTAATACCAGGTCTGATGGTAAAAGTGAAGTCTATATCTGAGTATATTTTTTGATTAAGTGCCATTCTTTATTTATAGAGCCTTGAGGTAAAACACGTTCCGGAACTTCAGTATGGTATTGGAAATATTTCGGGGCCGGAACGAAAAATTTGAATTTTCCTTATGAGTTAATTCTTGACACCAGTTTTGGTGTTCCAATAAAGTTATTCAACAAATAGGTCTGTGTTTCACCCATATTACTGAATTGTTTTACATTATTGTAATTGTTTACAAAAGTTTGCAAATTGGTAAAATAAGTAACATCACCGGTTTGCCTAGCACTCAAAAAACTGTTTGTATTTGTTAAATCAGATACAATTTGAGTAACCTGAGTATTGGATAGTGTATTACCTGTTATTCCAGCCGTTAAAGTTGAATAATCTATGGTAATCGTATTGGAATTAGCACTAATTTGAGGTCCAACAAGAATACTAGTAAAACTACCTAGAATTGGTGATGTATTGGTGATACTATCAGTCTGATTAGTAATATACAATGCAGTTTTACCAAAATTCATTGCATTGCTATAATAAGGATTAGTTTGGTCGGTACCTGTAAACGGAGTTACACCAGAGAGTCGATTTGTGTGTGCCAAAAATGAACTAGCAGTAGAATACAAAGTATTTGCTGCCGGAATCAAAGGATATAGATTGGCAGTACCTGAAAATGTTGAATTGGCGTTACCAGCAATTGAATTGGCCAAAATGTATATTTGATTTGATAAGGTAATGATATTGTTTACAGCATTTGCTGTTGGATTTTGAAAATATCCGCCTACTGAATTACTAGCAATATCTTGAGCCTGCCAAGTTGAAATGAAAGCAGGCATTGTATTTAAGTGTGCCTGAGTATTTGCTGATAATGTTTGAACATCACCATTAGGATCACTAAAGTTGTAACCTAGTGTGGTGTATACACCTGTTGCATTATTAACTGTTGCCATTATTTAAACTCCAAAAAATTCAGATGTAGGTGGACTCGTTGGATGACCAAGGTTACCAATATGCACATGGGTATTGAATATTCCTGTATTGATTGTGTCGGTCATCAATACAGCATCCATAATGCCACAAGAAGCATAAGCAAAAGTTGCCAAAGGTGCAGTCACCGATACCAATGAAGTGATTGGTCCTTCAGAATATGTGCCTAAAGGTCCAGCATAAAGTCCTGTGCCGGCATTGATACGAGATTCTGCTGAAATAGTATCTGCTGAAGCCGCACCAGCAATCTGCAAGTCTGAAGCAACATAAACATGGTCTCCAGCAGACATATACAATGCACCATCAGACGCAGAGTTAGATTGAATCGACATATCACTATCGGAGATAAGTGTCATACCGCTTGAACCAGAGGCACGAGCAATCATATTGCCACCAACTAATAGATTGTAATCTCCATCAATTTGTTCATTCTTATTACCAAGAACGTGCATATTACAATCGCCATTGATAGTAATGTTACATACGCCTTTGATTAATACATTTTTTCTGCCGGCAATGATTTCATAACCATCACCATAAATCTTGTGAACTTCATCACCATTTGGGTGCATCTCTAAAAAACTACCAGATTTACCATGCTGAATACGAACCCGCTCACGACCAGGAGTATCATCCATTTCAAATGAATGACCTGCTTCAGTTTGATTGATATTGTTATATGGATATATTGGCTGATAATCGGTATTCGCTGCCGATTCTGGTTCAGTCCATAATCCGTCAGTTGCGGCCATTATACACCCTTCTTAATATTATTTACAACTTGACCAGCTGATGACGCAACTGTCGCAATTGCAGCCGTTTGAGTTGCTGTTGTTAATGCTTGACCAACCGTAGTAGCCAAAGCTGATGCAGTAGATTTTGCTTCAGCAATTACATCACTAAAACCAGCACCACCAGAACTAGTTCCAGTAGAACTAAAAGCATCAGACAATACATTAGAAATTGCTTGCCGTAAAGATTTTAAGCAATCACCCAACAATGCCAAAAGTCTAGCAGGTAAACTTAAAATGTAAGCAATAATTTCTTGAATTTTTTGAATGTATTGAACAACAGTTTTATTAAATTCTTGAATTGGTTGAATTACATTTTTTTGAATGTATTTTAAACCTCGTTTGATAGCTTGAAGTTTATCAATTAACCATTGATAGGTACCTGTACCGTCAGAAAAACCCAATGCTCTCATTACTGCACGAATTGCTTCTCTAATATTATTAGCTTGAGCATTAAGAAATTTTTTCAATTCTGTTCTGCGTTGAATGTCTAATGAGAAATCACAAATATGTGCCAAATCACTATTAGCCGCAGCAATAGAAGTGTTTGCAACTACACTACGAGAGAGTGCAGGTGTTGTTGGATTACCTGGTGTTGGTCCATTATTTGTATATAATGGAGTTAAATTATCATTTGCAACTTGTGGTGGTGATTGAATAGCCATGTTATCTCCTACGGTTGTAAACCGGGAATAATTCCCATCATTACTGGTGCTTGACCTGAAGCAACATCCATAAAGAATCCAACAACCCATTCTCCTAATCTAGGAGCTGAAAAGGCTTTTGAATTGTTTATAGGATACATTGGTAAAGCCCAAGGCAAATCAGCAGTAGGCAACTCTGAAGTGTTATCAGTATGCCAACCAAAGATTCTTAATTTACATCTTCCTAGACCTAATGGATCCGCTCTATCTTCAACAACACCGACAAACCAAACGAAACCATCTTTACCAATAAAATTTTCCATTAATCTTGTGCCGCCTGTAATCTTTCAGTATTGTCATTAGCATTTCCATAAGCAGTATTTGTGCTATCTTTTGCTATTTCCATGATGGTAATATAAGAACCTGAATCATTCATTACGTGCCTTACTGCTGTCACCAAATATTTACCAGAATAAAACTTATCAGCATCTTTAGTTGTGCTAGTAGGTTTTAAAGTTAATAATTCAAAATTAATAATAGAACCTGCCGTTACTCCAGAATCACCTGGAATCATAATTTTTAATACTGTATAGTTTGCTAAACCAAGTTGTGCAGTTCTATTAGGAATATATGTTTCTAAGTATATATCTTTGGCCACCGAACCGGGAGCCTGTTTTATATAAGGTGTTGTGGCTTGATTTGCATTGCCGATTGCCACTTTTGTAACGGCACTATAACTTTGATTAGGTGTTGTACCTAATCTATTTGGTGAAGCATTTAAAACACCAGAACCGTTTAAAGAAGTTGATTCGCTTTGATATTTTTTATAATCAAAATTAGTAATGTTTGATTTTCTGGTCACAGGATCCAAAGATATTAATTGATTAGCAAAAGTACCAGAATTTGTATCATTTAATACATCATAAGTTTTAACAAATTCGTAATCTAAAACTGATGTTACTTTATCTTGTATTTGTTCAAGATTTTTAGATAAATTTTTCTGTTGATAACGATAAGAAGCATAAACAGGATCTTTATAAATTGATTGCAAAGACCTAAAATTAAAACCATAACGATTTTCATAGAATAACATATCACAACCGGTACCTGTGGTTGGTCTGGCATAAGTTGATATCCAACTAATTGTTTCCAATGGTTTAAATCTTGGAACAATAAAATCATAAACACCAGTTGTTTCTTCAATTACATTAATTTTAGAAGTTTTTGTTTTTAATGTATTGGTCAATATACTTTTAACAATATTCGATATTTTTTGGCCCATATAAGATTTACTAATCTTTAATTGTTCAGACAAATATAATTCTTCTGAACAAAAATAGAGAGTATAGAATTCATCATTTAGATTGCCTGTAGGCAGTCTTTTACCAATTTTGTATACATGAAATATTTGGTCATCAGTATTGGGAGCATCTTTTACTTTACCCATATTAATTTCCATGTATTCATTACCTGTCAACTGAAATGCTTCAATGAAACCTTGAGCATCTCTTAATGTTACAGAACCAGAAACACAAAAACTATAAATGTCCTCATAATATGACATTTCAACCATTAACTTCTGCATTTCAAAACGTTGACCACTAGCATTAATAAAATCTAGTTTTTGTAACGAAAAGTCTTGTGGGTAAAAAATGCCAGCAGGCGCTGGCGTAGTATCAAATTGATTAGAAATTGTATCCATGTTTTAAGATTTCATCAATGATTTAAATTCTTTTTCTATTTCATTAACATAAGAGTTGTTTAAAATATTAATTGTTCTATTTTTTTCATTTAGAGATAATTCGTAATCGTATATACTTACCGCACTTTTAGATATCGTAACAGAAACTTTTCCTGTAGGTAATGTGTAAGTATTAGTACCTGTAATTAAAGTATTATACGCATCTAAACTAATTTCAACTTGTTCTGTCGTAGTTATATTTGTTCCAAAATCAGTTTGAGTAGTTATTTTTGCATAATGGTGTATAGTTGAATACACATTAGTTGATGGGTATTTGTCATTGAGATAAGCTGCAAATACCACATTATTCATTGGCCAGTTCCATTGTGGGTCAAGAATTTGATTTGCAAACAAAACAATCCAGTAACGATATGATTCACCATAATATTTGTAAGCAACCGATTCTGGTGTGTCACCATCTTGTATGTCATATTGATAAAATAGTGCCGCATTATTTAATAATGAAGGAATGACACTAGAACGTGCCATTAAATTAGTCATTAAAACAGATTGACCAAATTGGTCCGTCTTTAGTAATTTGGGTAAAGTAGCGAAATACTGCATTAGTAATTTCCTGTTACAAGAGTATCACGGTCAAGAAGCTCTGTTTCTTTAAATTGTATTGTTAATGTAGTTTGAACTGGAGAACCATCTCCAAAAGTTGACCAACCATTTGGTGCATAATTTACATCAATATTTTCAATCACGCTTGGTTTAACTGCATTAATTTTTTTGTTTTCTGAACCATTAAAATAAAACTTAGGTTCAAATATTGCAGGTGGAATAAAGAACATACCATTAGTTGCACCTTTTACAACTCTAGGTGCAGCAAACTGCTTAAATGTATTAATAATTTTTGTTACTTGGTCCGCTTCTTGTTGTGAGTAGGGAGTAAAAATAAATGACATTGAGTAACTTCTAAAACCAATACTTTCAAATAACAATTGTAATTTTGGATTAACTGCAAGACCAACAGATTTCAATGCTACTTTAAGTGCATCACCTGTTACCGCATCAGCCACACCGCCACCAATAGATGAAACCGCTTTACCAAAAGAACTTTCGGCTCCAGGTATTGCACCTGAAATACCTTTTGCAATTGCACCAAGACCTTGACCTGCAATTGATGTCAAACTAGCTTGATTGTATGTTGCGCCATAAGAAAAGTTAATGGTTTCTGGTATATACAAAGAGATTGAACCTCTAGGTGTAGTGGTTTCAGGTGAAAGTTGTAATTCAGGATTAAATAATCCAACACCACTAACAATTTGAGCTAAGGTACCTAATCCTTGAGCGACTGATTCACCTACGCCAGAAATATCATAGCCTGCAGTTTCGTCATATCCAACGGGATTAATATCCTTAATCAGAAATGTAACATAATGACCACGTGTAGTAGATTGTAAATCTCTAGGATATTGTAAATTAGTTTGACTAAATGGGTTATTAAAAAGTAAACCTAAAGGACCTTGAGTTGTAAGGCCAGGTATACTGATACCACCGAGGGAACTTGGAATTGAAATGATAGCCATTAAATTCTCTAAAAAATTGAATATACATACTATTTATGGCATATTCCGGTCTATTTAAACCTCGTTATCC